GTGCTAGTGCAGTTTTCTTTGCATCTGCATAGTCTTTTGCCTGTACAATCTCATCAAAGGTTGTACCTGCCACATACAATGTCACCTTACATTTCATGATACTTTAATCCTTGCCATAGGGTAGTCTTGGGCAGTGTTGTTTACGTCACCTGTAGGTAAACTATTGAAAGAGACCGCCCAACGTTCTGTGTCTCTATCATTACCTCGGGAACCATGGACCAACCAACCTGGGAATAAGACCAGTTTACCACGTTTTGCTGCAATTTCAACCTCACAGTCCCATCCATCATCTCTCATAATTTCTAGTGTGTCCCAATTCCTAGATGTAACAGGGTCATGAATGACCAGAGGGGTACCGTCAGTCAGGTATAGGACCCCACAGACAGCAGACATGGAATGTCTATGCATAGGATGACACCCACCCTCTCTTGCCTTAGAAAATACTCCCCACATCAGAGACACAGATAGTTCATCACACTGCAACCTGTAGTTGACCATCCACCTATTCAAACATTGCTGAATAAATTGGGTGACTTCATTCCACTCAGGTCTGGTATGCAGATCTCCCTTTGATGTATAGACAGTGTTAGGAAAGTTATGCAGTCCTAACTCCTCATCATACAAAAGTTCAAGTGCTTTATCGATGACTTCATCGGGGCACTTGAACTGCATTACTTCAACGGGAAACAGTTTATGAATCCTATCAATGTCTTCTAATTCCATCAGAGATATTTTGGTCCAGTAGGGTTGGGTACTTCGAGCATTACTCCATCTACTTTATCTAGTAGGTCTTCCATGCTCTCATGTAGGAGACGGTAACCAGTACCAACATAGAGTTGTCCAAGGAGGACAGTGGCACTCATCACAGACCAGAAGTAGTAATACATTCTGGATTTTTTCTGTCTAGATTTGCTCATTTGAATTGACACCTCATCATAATTTCAGTTAGGAAACACACCAAATTGATCTCATGATCAACAACAAATGCAGATTTGTATTGATACTCACCAATAATTAGGACTGCTTCAGGAATACTCTTTGGTTCTAGGAATTCATAGAGCGAATCGTATACCTTTCGCATGATCTTAGTGGGTTCATTGTCCAAGTTTTGAACAACCCACTTCTTCATGTTGGTGAACTCGCGACCACGAAGGTGAGCGACGAGATCTTGGATCTTAATGTCAGTACCCTGTGCTAGGACACCTGAATCAATCTTACCACGAGAAGAATATCGTTGAAGTTCGTTGATTGTACGACGAAAATCAGGGAAATACTTCTTGACCAGAGCAGCAACCACCTTGGTCTCAAACTCAATGTTCTCGTTAGTCAAGATCTCCTGTGTACGCTTGAAGAATGCACCTGCCAGGGCAGTCTTTTCGGCACCTTTGAGGGAGAAATCGACAACAGCACAACGAGAGTGCAGAGGTTCGATGATCTTGTTCTTATAGTTGCATGTGAAAATGAAACGACAGACCTTGCTGAACTCCTCCATACACGCCCTCAGGAGCAGTTGTACGTCAGGAGTGGTATTGTCTGCCTCATCAATGATGATGACCTTGTGACGTGCCTCAGAGGTCAGAGAGACGGTGGATGCAAAAGACTTTGCTTGGTTGCGAACTGTATCTAGAAAACGACCCTCATCGGAACCGTTGATAACCAGATAATCAGAACCCAATTCCTCACAAAGTGCTTTAGCAACCGTCGTCTTACCAACACCAGCAGTCCCAGCAAGGAGTAGATTAGGAATCTCTCCCTGATCTAGGAAACCTCGGAAGACATCCTTGGTAGAGTCAGGAAGGATACACTCATCAATCGATTTGGGACGGTATTGTTCAACCCAGAGAAACATAATTAGGATACAGAGTCAGGTTCAAGTGCAATGAAATATTCTACGCCGAGGTTGTTACCCACAAAGTGTGCAACCTTCTTCTCAGAGATGCGAACGGTGTAGTCTACAGACACATTAGAGCGTTGTGCTTGGGACATGACCTTCAGGTTTTCTACCTTGAAGCAGAAACAGAAGTCACGAGAGTCCTCGCCAACTTTGATCTCAAATGCATTGCTGGTGTCGTTCTTCTTGTCAGTGACAGAGAGAATCATGTCGCCATCCTTTGTGTAGAGACACAGGTCAGGCACCATGTACAGTTTAGCAGCACGTTCAATAGTCTGTAGGTTGTCTGAGGACAGATCAAACTGACAGAATACCTCAGGAAGATCAAACGGTTTGGTCGGAGGAGTGGTGATGATCTCAGGATCAGCGTAGAAGAAGGTGGTACTAGAGCGACCACTCTTAGATCGTACGCGACACTTCTGATTATCAATCTCAAGTTCAGGATCCTGAATCAGAGAGATACCACCGAGGAAAGTAGAGAGATCATAGAATGCCATCTGATGATCGAACTCTTCTTCAACCGTTGCACGAGCAAGAATGTTCCTGTTGATTGAGATCGTGCTGATCTTGTTACCAGGTTCGATGACAATAGACTTATTGATGTTGCTGAAGTTCTTCAGCAGGTCGAAAGTGGTAGGGGAAAATTTAGTGCTCATTGATTGTATGTTTCGGTTGTACGGTCTTTTTGAGAGAAGTGCATCAATAGTACAGCATAGTGCATAATTTTGATTATGTCCATCTTTGCTGTGCCTTTCCTGTCATAACGGGATGCATACTTAAGGATGTTTGATCTACAGAATGCTTCAGCGTCACCACAAGACTCGATCAGATCTAAGGTCTGGATCGAGTCATTACCAGCAGAGTAATGCTGTTTGTAGGTGCCGATGATGTAATCCTTAAGTTCTTTAATGATAACATCTTCGTTGTACTTCATAGTCATGCTTCGATAGTGTTGTTGACATCGACATCAGCGTCAATCTTATCATACAATTCGATGAAAGATTGCTTAGTTTCCTCATCGAAACGATTGAGGCACATCTTGATTGCCTTCACACGGTCAGAGAAGATCGCGAAAGCACGGATGATGTGAACGAGACGGCGAGTAGAGATGACTTCATCAACACCACCTTCATTGAAGGTCTTACGGATGATGTCTGCCCAGTTCACGAGATTCGTAATGAATCCTTGGTCACAGCAGTTCAATTCACTGCAGTAATTCTGGAGCATTTTTGTCTCAACTACAACAGTAGGATATTCTTGCTCGAATGTCAAGGGGAAACGCTCAAGGAATGCCTCATTGAGTACATTAGTACCAACGAACCTACCGTCGTCGGATCCTTTTCCTTTAGTGTTTGCAGTAGCAACCACAGTGAACCCAGGTGCAGGTTCAACATACCTGCCGATCTTCTTCAGGAAGACACCCTTACCTTCAAGGATGGACTGGAGACACAAGATCTTGTTTGATGCAAGGTCAATCTCATCAAGGAGCAAGACTGAACCACGCTCAAGTGCTTCGATCACAGGACCGTTGTGCCATACAGTGTTACCATCCTGCAGACGGAAACCACCGATCAAATCATCCTCGTCAGTCTCGACGGTGATGTTGACCCTGATCAATTCACGACTGAGTTGTGCTGCTGCCTGCTCAACACCGAAGGTCTTACCGTTACCAGAGAGACCAGTGATGAAAATTGGGTAGAAGATCTTTGCCTTCAGGATTTTCTTGAGATCTCTGAAGTTACCGAAGGGTACAAAGTTGTTGTCAATAGAAGGAATCAAGGATTGTTGTGCTGTTTGAGTAGAAGCAATGCTACGAACATTCACAGTGTGCTCAAGTTGTTCACGCACCTGCTCGATTGAAAGGTTCCATTTGCCAATGCCTGCTTTGTGTGCCTTGAGGCGTTTCTTGACAGTAGCAAATGAGCAGGAGAAGTGTTCAGCAGCACCGAGAAGTTCTACCGTTCCTACAGTCTCAGTGTTGTTCTGAGAAAGGAATGAAATGATGTCGTTTGTAGTAACGGGGTGAGGTGCGAATGCCATGTGTTGTTTGTTTGTCGATGTACTTATTGTAATCGGCAAGCAACCCATTGGCACGGGTTAGTGGACGGTTATTCAAGTGGTTCAACCACCTCATCGTCACGTAGGATTTTACCTGCCGTTATGTCCTGTGCACAGAAGTTCTCATACATGTAGTGCATTGCCGATTCGGGCATCGTTCTATCTCCGCACGTAAAAACATCACACACTGCCATCAATTTCTCTGGCCATGTGTGGATGCTGATGTGTGACTCTGCCAGCAGTGCTACTGCGGTCACACCTTGAGGATCAAACTTGTGACTGGTGATGCCTAGGAGCGTTGCCTGTGCCATTACAGCAGCATTTACCAGCGTTGTTCTAATATATGCTTCATCGTCTAGCAAGTGATATTGACAACCCTTGAGCGTAAAGACTAGGTGTCTCATTTTTGCCATCGTCTCGGATCCAATCTGGTTTTCGTTCTGGTTTTCGTAAGTAATTGTCCTTTACCCATGGTTTACTGTTGACATACCGACGATATGCCTCAACTGAATCTATAGTGGTATCTAATTTCCACTCGTCTGGCATTGCACGAACAAACGGTGAGTGTTTGTCTGGACATGCACCATGCCATAAATGGGCGGCAATGCGTATAGCATTTTCCGCACCATGTTCTTTGCCGTATCTATATGTATACTCCTCGCACAATCCAATGCCATGTTGGAGCAACCAGGCGATGTTATGTTTGGTCGCTGCTGCCCACTTTGTACATGGGTGATTCTTGAATGCACCCTTGACTGTATTGTATGGACTACCGTCTTTCTTAGGTAATTGTGCGATGTTGTGGTAGTGAGGACTGTAGATGATAGACAGCATTTGTGCTGTCTCTAGTGGCATCTTGACCACATGCTTATCTGGCAACAGTGTTGCTGCCAGATAGGGATCTTCGTGGACTGCAAAGATGTTCATGCAATTTGTTTGATGAATGAAGTGAGGACTTTCTTGTTTGCTGCCTTACTCTTCAGAGTTTTCTTGAATGCGTTGCGAATCTGAGACTTGGTAGCATCCTCTTGTACCTCAAATTCTACCTCATTGTCAAGTGCTGTAGCAGAGATCACATACAATTCGTTGTAACCACAGTCAGGAATGACTGCTGCCTTGTTCTTTTTGAACTGTGCAGTGATTGGTTCATACTTAGTGCGATCATACTGTGTCCAGTTGTAGATGACCTTCTGTGCCTCACGAGGCATAGCAACACGGAATCCAACAACGTTTACGTTAGGGCATACGTCACGGACATAGGAGATAAGGTTACGAGTCATCTCCATGTAGTCACCTAGAGCACCATATACACGTCCGTTTCTACGGTTGCGAAGGTGGTGCCTGTAACCCATAGCAGAGTAGAAGGCGTGACGGTCACCGAAGGTGTGTCCGTTTGAAGTGTGAGTCAACCACTCGCCAGAGTTGTTTGATTCACCGTCAGATAGGATCACAACGTTGAGGTTTTCAACTGCATTTGACTTCTGGAACTTCTTCTCTAGTGCAGGGATAG